TTTTAATTGCCATTTTTTAGTTTTTCTCTGATTTTAGTTGCTGAAATTTCTGCTACCTGTGCGGGAGGTACATGCTCAATAATATCATAGCCAACTCCTCTACCAAACTCAATTGAACATATGTCAGGGATAATATTAACTTTAACTGTACCTTGATCGCAAAGTTCTCTATATTCATTAGTTATGTTGCTTAATACTTCTTCTGCTGTCCAAGGATTCTTTTCATCTGGTGCAATATCTCTAATTGCTATCCAAACATTCTTACCTTCATCTAATGCTCTTGCAAATAAAGCTTTGTGACCATCATGTAATGGCTGCCATCTACCTACAAACAAAGCATATTGCTCTGGTTTAGATGGTAATGATGATCCTACGTGTACTAATTTTCCCCATTCTTTTTCCATAATACATCTGTTATATAATCAATGCAAGCATTAATTGTGTTATTATCTGTGTTTAATATTTTTATTTTTTCTGCAGCTATAGGAGCTTCAAAGTCTTTTACATGATATTCTTCTCTTCCTCTTGGTTCTTGATACATTAGATAAAAAAAATAAACATCAGGATGTAATTCTTTAAGATAGTTTCTTACTTCTTTGTACGGAAATACCATAGAATAAATAATATTAGACTTAATTAAGTTCTTATGCATGTAATAACCTATATCACATGCTTTAGTAAGATTTTTAATTCTTCCTTCTTTAGAATAGTCTGTGTTTTTAAATGCTTCTCTAAACTTATCTCCATCAATTATTTCTGAGTCTATAAGTTTTTCAGCAAGTTTTTCTGCTAGTGTTGTTTTACCAGAGTGTGGTTGACCAAATAATACTACTATCATTGTCTATAGTTAAAGGCTTGATTATACCATGCATAGTTATTCCAGATCCAATCTACTATATCTTTACCTAAGATTTCTTTAGCTTTAGATGGAACTACTTCTAATTTCTGTCTGATTACATGATCTCCAAATGCTCCGTATACTGAATCATCTTCTTTGGTAACTTGTTCTATGTTATCAAAGTCATGCTCATATTCTGGAATACCAAGGTAATTATAAACACTTCTCATTGTTTCTTTCGGATATAAACATAAGTCCTCAAACTTAACAAAGTGGATCTTCTTATCTAAACCCATTCTAAAGATCTCTGAAAGTCTTTCTAAAGCCATTCCTACTGGAGGATTTTGAGCCCAGATATCTACTCTCTTATGAACTGATGTTCCCTGCATTTTAGACCAATCTAGAATAGGATCTTGTTTCTCAGGATTCTTTCTATAGTTCTTTTCCATAGATGCAAATACATCTTTAAGGTTTCTAACCATACAAACTATTTTAGGTTCCGGAAAAATTGTATTTAAAAAGTTATAATGAATACCCCAACCTCTGGATTTATCTACTACATACTTTTTATCTGTGATACCTTCATAGTATCCAATCATTCCTTTTTGACAAAACTCTAAGAAACCTTTTTTCATTAGTTCAGGATCTTGAGCTTTAAATTCTGGAGAATTAGTATAATTACCTCTTGCTGCAAATATTAGTTCTAGTACTCCTGATGTAGGTGTAGCATACATATCTGGATTTTGAGCAAAAATATTTTGTAACAATGTGCTACCAGACCTCGGCATAGAGGACTGAAAAAATAATTTTTCCATTGGTTATTTACTTAATGATTTTATAATAGTTTCTGTATTAAAGATCTCATCTTCACTATTGTAAGGAAATTCAATTAACTCACCAGCAATATTGAATTTAGAAAGATAAGCATTTTTTAATTCAGGTTTAGTAGTGAATTCATTTGCTAATATATTGTCATGTAGATCATAACCAAACACTTCTGGTTTATTAGATACCCAACAAACTGTTGCCGGTAATTCTAAAGCAGCTGTAGCATGTTGTGCAAAACTATCAATTAATAATCTTTTGGTACTCATTTTAAGTAAAACAGAAAGTGCTCTAATTGAATCAGTTACAGGAATAGTATCATTATAAGATAGTTGATCTTCTCTTCTAATATGTACAATAGTATAGTCATTTTTAAAATGTTCAATAACTTTTACAACTACTGTAGAGGGAAGATCTCGTGCCCAAGAGTATTTGTGATCTGTTTGTGCACCACCATTTGTTTGTAATAACATAATTGGTTTTTTAAATGCAAATTTATTTTGAAAATATTTTATTTCTCTTGTGGTAAGATTAATTGAAGGAATTTCTCCAGCATATTTAAGACCAAACATTTTACACCATGTTTTTAATAAGTGTTCATCTTGTCTAATATGTCCTGTTTCTAAGTAAGGATCATTAGCAAAGATTAAAAAGTCTTTATCGTTAATATACTCATCATAAAAATAAGAAAGTTCATTGAACATATATGTTCTATGAATATTTTTATTATTTAAAAATACATCAGAATAAGCTGATATTACTATTAAATTGGATTTAGGATATTTTTTTTTAATTGCAGCACATACTGCCGTAGCCATAATGCATTTTCCAAGACCACCATTAATTTGAAAAATTATATTCATTGTTTAAAATTTTATACAACAAATATAAATAAATATTTTAATTTATGCAGTTTTTTCTACTTTTAATAATAAATATGTTTCAATTTCAGCAACTAAAGCATCAATTGCTGTTGCATCTAATTCAGCATACTCAGTTCTCCAACCTTTTGCATCAGATGATTTTGGTTGCCAATCTGAAAACATATTATTAAAGATATTAATTGCATGATATTCTTCTGTTGCTTCATTTCCTTCTGGTTTAAAAGAATATATATTATTTACTACAGCAGTTAAAGTAGTTAAAGATGCAGAAGGAATTTTTTTGTTAAAATCTTTTCCAATTAATTGTGTTTCTCCGTATCCAAAAATGTGTAATGTTGACCAAGTTTCCATATTTATATTTATATTTTAATTATAGTAATATATTATAATATACAAAAATTTATTAATAAAAACAAAAAAATTATAGAAAAGATCCAGCAAAGAAAATTAAGAGAAGTGATGCAACTATAAAATATGAACCAGTAATTTCACCTTGATGGTCTAGTTCATAAGCATCTTTAACTCCATTGTATATTGGTCCTCTAAAAGAACTTCCTATAATCCATAACAAACATGCTATGCTTAATATAAATAACATTATTAAATAATTCATAAGGTATCAATTCTACGTTGTAAATATACTAATGCTTTTTCTAAATCTTCTTTATTGTTAAAAGTTTTTTTACCAGCTCTAGCTAAATATTTTATTACATTTCCTAAATAAAAATCTTTATCTAACTTCCAGGCTTCTAACACATTGAAAACTTCATATGTTGAATCTTTTCCACCATAGTATTTAGGACGTGCTTCAAATGGTGGAATATCTTTTCTAAAGTCATGAACATAATTTTTAGTATTATATTCAGAATCTAAATTATTTTTAATTCTACTATCTATATCTTCTTTAGATATTTCTTTAGAATTAATTTTATCAGTACTTGTTCTTCCAGAAAAGTACGGAAGATCATCTGTTATATTTACCATATTATTGCTATGTCCATTTCATTAAACATTAGTTTTACACTACCATCAATGTCAACTTTTTCTGCATGCTCTAATTGTCCAGTTGGAATATATACTGTATCTCCAACAGCAATCTCTTCTACTTTATCACCTATGGCATATACAGTTAATCTATTCCATTGTTTCATTGCTTCATACATTAAAGCATCTTGATCTTTTTCAGACAATGTAATTACTGATTCTTTTTTTACAGGAACTTCAATTAGTATTCTTCTTCCTCTTAATGTTTTAAACGGGCTCATATTTATAGTTTTAATAATTTAACAACAGACATTTGAGCATTTAGTATTTCTCCTACTGCATGATCAAATAATAAACTTTTAACTGGGGATTGTGTTGACATTGTATAAGTACTTTTTAAAATTTCTGTAATCTCAGAAAATTTTTGTTTTACTTCTAATTCAACACCTTCTGGTAATTCTTCAGTATTTAAACCTACTAAAATATCTCCAAAAGAATAAATTTTTGTTTCTTTAATAATTACTTGAGCTTCATTATTTTTATGAGATCCATCACAAAATCCATCAGGATCTTGAGATTTTCCACAACCACATTTAGGTTTGTCTGACATAATATATTTATTTAGTTTTTACAAATATATAAATATTTTATATAAAAACAAATATATTAAAATTATTTATTTATTCTTCTGGTACTATAGGTAAATCAAATTCTTTTGAATTTAAATCAACATATATTTGACCATAACTTGTTAATGATTTAACTAAATCTTCTTTTGAATCAAAGTAATCTAGTTTAGGTTGTCCTGTTGTTACAACGGCATTATCAGATATTTCACCATAGTGAAAAACATTTATTTCATTTGTTGCTAAATACCACATATTTTATTTTTTATGGTTGAAATCCTAAGTCTACAATTGTCCAGTTATTTGGTGCTGATGTTAATATTGCTCTTGCTGCAACAGATGCTGAATTATAGTATTGATTAACATTAAGAGATACATTTGGTTGTAAAGTTTGTCCTGCAAGATTAATTAAAAAATCAGAATAATTCTGTTTATTAAAGCTAATAGTTAAGTATAAAGGATTATTAAAATACATAAAATTAAACATGTCTATTACAAGTGGAAGTTCCCAATTATTAATTGGTTGATTAAATGTAGTAGCTATCTGTAACATTCTTGTCATAGTAGTTACTTTTTTAGTATCCCATGAATTTAATGGTTGATTAAAACTAAGACACTGTAACATATAACTCATGTTTGTAACTTCAGTAGTATCCCAAGTATCAATTGGTTGATTAAATAAAGCTTGTCCAGAGAACATAGCAGTCATATTTGTTACATTACTTGTGTTCCAATTCTTAATTGAATCAGATCCAGCATTGGTAAATTTACCAACTGTTACACCTAATGGTGCTGTATACGTGTTTAAGAAAGAAGTAAAATTAGTTACATTAGATACATCCCATAAACCAATTTCTTGATTAAAATCAGGTTGACTATAAAACATAATTTGCATATCAGTAACATTACTAGTATCCCAGTTTTTAATTGAGTCTGACCCACCGTTATTAAATGTACCATAAGGTGCTACTGTTGTACTACCTCTAAACATATTAACAAGGTTAATAGCTTTAGACATATTCCAATTACCTACATTATCATTAAACAAAGGTAATTCTCTAAAAGAAGATCTAAAAAAAGTAACTTTAGACACATCCCATTTATTAACATTTGCTACTGTATTAACAGCTAAACAACCCCATAAAAATCCAGATATAGATGTACAATTTTTAAAGTTTGGCTGATCTTGCACACTTGATAAATCAAGGTTAATACATCCATAAAATGCACCTGCCAAAGTTGTTGTATTAGTATATGTAACAAGTTCAAGACAACCAAATTGTGTAATACTTAAAAGTTTTCTTCTGTCACCAGTTACAGCTCCAGCTGTTAATGCAAACCCTGAAAAGTCCCAACCTTTAATAAACCCAGTAATAGTAACTGTATAAGTTCCGGGAGCTGCATAGGTATGCGTTACTTGTGGCTGATTCCAAATAATAATATTATCTGAAGTAGTATCTCCCCAATCTACGGTAAACTTGTATATACCAGTTGAAATAAGAGGTAACTGAATTTGATTATTAGCAGTAGAACCAGTATACACAATAGAAGTATCCCATGTGGAAATAAATGCTTTTGCTGAATATGTAGTAATAGATCTATTTGCTATTGACATTTTTAAAAATTATTGAGTTATCCAATATTCAACTCTAGTAGAACTATTCCATTCTGCATAAATAATATTTAAAGTGCCAGGTACATAAAATCCTGCTCCAATTAATACCCAAGTTGATGGTGTAGATGGTGCAATAAGACTATTATGATAAATTTTTTGAACTATTCCAAGTTTTGCATCTAATAAATTTTCTGTAATATTACCTGTTCCAGGAGAAACAGCAGTATTATAAATTTTTTGATTTGTATAATTAATATTTAAACCTGTTGTTTGTTCTGCACCTTGTATTGCATAACCAAAATCTTTTACAGTCATTGCTATTGCTAAATAATCATCATCTCTACGACCATCTTTAAAACCAATAGGAATTAATGATTTATCTGTATCAACAGAAGTTACTATTCTTTTTCCTTTAATCCAAGAAATAAAATTTAATATGTCCATAAGTTTATAAGTTATATTATAATATACAAAATATAATTTATTTATACAAAATATAAAACATGCTATTTTCTAGAAAAGAATGTTTTTTTTGGTTGTTCTACTTTAGTAGTTTTTAGTTTTTCAATAATTTTATTTGCTTCTTCTTCAGCAAATGTAATTACTTCTTCTTCTTTATCTTTTATATCCCAGTTATTTAATAGAATACTCATATGCATTGTCTCATGC